GCAATAGTGTACAATGTACCTAGATTAGTCTTGTTAACACTAAATCCATTAGCACTAACCCACTTAGCATTAGGTGCATTAAACTTGAGTCCACCTACAACATGTTTATCAGGCATAAATAAGTAGCCACTAGAATCACAGACACTACACTTGGTAGGTCTAGCAAAAAGAGTTCCATCTTTCCTTACCTTTCTAATGTGTCCTGCACCTGAACATTCATTACACTGCTCTGCCTTTGTTCTATAAACTATAGTAGACTTAGTAGCTACCATTTGTCTGTAGTCTGTAGCATCCATGTATGGTGTAAAGTTATTTGCCCACAATGCCTTGTCAATAGGCTTCCTACTATATATAACCCAAGACATTTGCTCAGGACTGTTTAAGTTAATAGGTGTATCACCCATCAGTTCCTTTACTTGTTTATTAAGTCTTCTTTCTATATCTTGCTTCTCTTGTTCAAACTCTACACGTACTGAGTCTAAAGCATTTATGTCAACAGTAAACCCACGTTGGTATATCTTAGCAAGAGTTATAGCTACTTGGTTAGTAAATATGACAGTCTCCATGAGACTAGCATTCTCTACTGTATTCAGTCTTCTATAGATAGAATCACTTAACTGTTGTGTAGCTTTCAAATCAGCAGATAGATAGTCTGATAATTCCTGTGGTGGTATCTCATCCACAGAGATATTGTTCTTGAAGTACTCTTTCATTGTATCTTGTTTCTTCGTATCCAAGTCATGTCTGATTGCACATGCTTCTAATGATAATGGTTCTTTCTGTCCACGTTGTAAGATGTACTCACCTAACATCGTATCAAAGACTGGACCATCATACTTGAAGCCACACTCCCATAGCCACAATAGGTCGTGTACAATGTTGTGACCAATCAAGATAGTTGCTTCGTCTAGTAATTCCTGCACACCTGTGAAGTCATCTCTAAACAAATACTCCTCACCCTTGTCAGTCAAACATCCAACCATAACGAGTTTGTTATTCTCCTCGAATGGGTCTAGATGTAACTTGCCACCTCTATGTGTGACAGTATTCTCTACGTCTAACGTCAGCTTCATGCTGTATACCTCGCTGTCTTATAGTCAAGTTCACACAAGACTTTGCCATGCCAACCTGACAGTTTATTCTTAACTACACAGAGATGTCTCTGTAAGTCTTCGTCATCTTTATCGCCTTCTACTTGTGGGTTCTTAGCTATCAATATCATCAAGTCAGCTTCAGCAGCTTTACCTGTACGTGAACCTTCCATCATAGATTGATTCAATATAACCTTACCTTCTGCTTCTGCTGATAACTGTGACATATACAACACTGCACAGCCATATGCCTTAGCAATCTGTCTAGCATGTATTGCATTAGCCTTGAGTGCTTCATCTTGTCTAGCAAACCCACCTGTCCTTGCAAACTTATCTCCCATGTCAAGTACAAGTATATCAGGCTTGTATGCCTTACATACACTCTCAACCCATGCCATGTCTCTATCAGATGCATCACGTATCTTGATGTTGTCAAAGACAGGCTTGTATCTTGCTTGTGCTTCACTAGGATTTGCCTTGACTTCGTGAACAGTCATACCTGTGGCAGCCGTCAAGTATCTTGCACCAACTCTGTGATAACCTTCTTCGTTACAAAGGATGACACACTTAGCACCTTGATGTGCGAAACCGCCTGGACTTGCAATCAACGATGCATGGAATGATGTCTTACCTGTATTAGGTCTAGCACCTATCTCAACTAGATGCCCTGCATTGATACCATCAACCTTACGAGTAAGGGTAGGTATGTTGAATGTCCACCTAGCTTCTAAATCATTCTTGGCTAGAAGTGTCTCAATAGTAATGTCATCCCATTCTATGTTAAGGTTAGGTGTAAAATCATCCCCATACATCTCAAGAAGATTTCTAAGGGGTTCAAGAGAGGATTTAGCACCATTAACATAGTCAAAGCCAAGATTAGCAATGTCCTCTCCAACAACTTGCTGAAACAATTTAGATAATACTTCTTGTGCGATGTCTGTTCCAAGTGGTTGCTCCTTCTTGATGTTAGCAAATAAAGCAGAGTATGCTTGCTTTTGTGCTGTAGTCATTGATGGATTGTTAGACATGAACAATGCTTCAATCTCATCAGGTGTTACAGTTCTCTCGTATGTATGCATAGCTTTGTCAAGAGACTGTTTAATCTTACGAACATCCTTACTGAATAACCTGTCAGGACACTTTGCTCCTCTGTGGTCATCATAAAATGTTTTGTCCATAAGACTTCTTATTAACGATAGTTCCATGTTGTTACTCCTTTGGGGTTAGGGTTAATAGTTTTTCCATATCAGATTCATTACGATATTTTAAGTCATCTGTCAATCTAATTATTTTAATATCTTGTACATATCCTCTCAATTCTTTTGCGAATGCTAATGTCTTAGGTAAGGCATCAGGGTCTAGTGCTATTATTGCTGTTGAGAATCGTGAGAGATACTTCTTGTGGGATTCTGCCAAGGATGTACCCAACACAGCTACCCCAACTAATACACCACTACCTACCACAGAAGCACTAACACAATCCTCAACAACAACTGCTACATTACCACATCCATGAACAAAAGGCAAGCTACTTTTTCCATATCTTTTCCATTTAGGCAATAACTTAGTTACTGACCTACCAACTGCATCGACAATGTAATCGCCATGCTCGACAGGAAATACAACTCGCTTGTCCTTGACATCGTAGTGTAGATTCAATTTGTCACAATCCAAATCCCACAGTTCACAGAAGTCCATCACTTCCTTCCTGTAGTTATGTGACACCACGTATTCAGGCATTACAAATTCTTCTCTATCAAAATCTAGAATATCACCTGTAATTGCATCACGTATATCATCTACAGATAAATGTACACGTGTCGAGCCTGAAATCTTACAAGTAGATTTATAACAATTCCATAACAGCCTACCCATGTTATTGGTAGCTGTAAAAGTTTTATAACCATTACAGTTAGGACAAGTAAGTCTTTTACTTTCTCCTACACTTAGTTGTAAATCATTTACAAAGTTATATATATTCATTGTATATCTCACTTATATGTTATATAATATTCTTTTGTTCGGCACTTACCCTGTGCTTATAGCATACTTTTTTCGAGTTGTCAATGCATTTTCTGCAGAAGCATAAGTATTTTTCATGTAAGGTTTCACACTATTGGGGTTAGCATGACCTGTAACTGACATAATTTGACCCATAGATACACCTGCTTCGACCATCTCAGTAGTACCTGTTCGTCTTAAATCAGCTATTCTTAGCTCATCAGGCAGTCCACAGAGCTTCATTACCCTTCTTGCTACCTTAGACAGCCTATGAAGAGAATAGGGTGCATACGAGCCTTTCATCGCTGTTGGGTAGGGTGCGACATAAGACTGAAAACCATACTCTTCTTTCTGTTGTTGAAGCATTTCTAATAAGTCAAGTGAAATCGGTAGGTGAACTACACTTCTTCTCTTGGACTGTTGCAAATTTAGCACACTTTTATCAAAATCTATGCTAGAAAACTCTAATGTTCTCATGTCTCCTACTCTCTGACACCATTCATATGCCATTTGCACAATCAATCCTATATTTCTGTACTTGAAATCACTATAAGAGTAGTCAAGAAATTGACAAACTTGTTCTTTTGTCCATACAACTTTCCTAACATGGGTAGCTTTTCTTCTAAATGTAGCGAAAGGGTTTGTCTCAGCATATCCCATCTCCATAGCAAATGAAAATAGTTTCCTTACTACAGAGCAAATGTGATTAGCCATAGAAATGCCACGTTTTAACCACACTTCATATGCTCGTCTAGCTTTAGCACCTGACATATTTGGTAGTTTTGTGCTTGACAATTTCTTACCATCGACAGATGTATCAAGCATGACACTTAAGAAGTATTGATAATCTGCTTTAGTTTTATCTGCTAACATATTGAAATCGCTAGATAAATAATACTCGTTTACTAGTTCTTCAATCGTTGGTATTTTCATAATATTTTGTACTCCACATTTTTAGTTGACTTCTTCCTGATTCTCCTTTAGAAGTAGTTCCATCTGTTGTAACTAAACCTTTTTCTTTTAAAGGTTTATATCTAGCAGTAATAGAACTATATCTATAGTTAGG